AGCGCGCTGAACAAACTATTTCAGAGCACGAAAACGAATTGAACAACGACCTGCAGAACATTCCTGAATCAGAACACGAAAGGTATATACAAAGCTACAAGCGTTATTTTGCTGAATGGCTTCACGCGCACTCAAATTGCGCAAGCTCGGCAATTACAGGAGGATCGAAGTTTAACGTAGAAAGAGCAGAAAAAGCAAATCGACGCGAACATGCAAAATATGAACAATTCATGCAGTGGCGTGAAAGAGCGCTGAAGGCGATTGAAAGAAAGATAAGATACGAAAACAAACATATTGATGAAAGAGAAAACATCGTAGTCGAATTCGAAGGAGGTAAGATCGTACAAAATTTTACTGAAAACAGGCTTCAGATTATATTTGACGAGAAGCCGAGTTGCGAAATTATCGACTTACTTAAGAAGAACGCTTTTCGCTGGTCACCGCGATTTGGAGCGTGGCAACGGCAAAACACGAATAACGCTATTGCAGCTGCAAAGAAAGTTTTAGAACAAATTAAACAATTAGAACAATGAAAACAAAAACAATCAAACAAATGTATGACGAACTAAACGCTGAAGTCATACGTAAGATTAAAGCAGGTTATTTCACGGTAACTAAAACAGAAAAACATGTTGTTACGATAGAAGTCGAAGGATTGACGTTCTCTTTTTGGATCGCGAACGGATGGGAGTTTCTCGAAAATAACGGATCGTTCTATCATGAGAACGCTGTTACGTTGACGATGACGCGAGAAGATAAGAAAGAAATTTTCGATCTTTTCGGGTTATCGGAAGAGGATCGTATCAGAATGGAAATCGAAGAGCTTCAGAAAAAGATCGATCTTATGAAAAGTAAACTCGAAAAAACAGTCGAAAAACATGCAGAAATCGAGTAATTTCAGGTAAAAAATAAAAGTAGCGACAAAAAATTTACCATAAAAATTTATTGACTTAACTGTTTATGTTTCAAGCAATAATGAGTAAAAAATAAAAAATAAATTACTTATATAGAATATATAAATAATAAAAATAATACTATATATAGTTTTGAAATTAAATGCTTATTTTATTATTTTTCTATGAAACATAATCCAGCAGCGGCTTTGAGGCGATAAATCGATTTTTCTGAAATTTATTTTTTGTACTACTGAAAAATAATTGCAAAAAAGTTTGCGAAATAGAAAATAATCTATTAGATTTGTGAAGTGAATTTCAAAGTATGAATAACAACTAAAAAACAAAAGTTATGAACAACAATCAAACAGAACAAAAGAGAGAGATCGTCGAAACCCGTAAGGGCGGGTTCGGAGGATCGGACGCAAAGATGTTTTACAAGGTAGGACTTAAAGGATTGTCGGCATTGTCTGACACCGACAAGCGTCGTATTGCAGTAGCGCTCGGCCAGGCCGAGTACATCGAAATACCTGCGACGGAGGCTATGGAGGCTGGAAATAGGTTTGAAAAATGGCTTGGCGAAAAAACAAGTATCTATGAAGAAATGGAGAGTAATTTTAAGATTAACCTTAAAGATCAACCGAAAAACTTCAAAATATTTGCTCACGCTGATTTTTTTAATCATGAAAACAATATAGTCGTTGAAGCGAAATACACGGCTTCTGATCTTAAAACTACAATTTCTGACTACATGCCTCAGCTTCAGTGGTACTATTTACTCGGAGCTGACAAGGTTTATTTGGTGAAAGGTTATCAGGATGAACCGATAGACATACGTATTGAATTTGAATTGTACGATGAAAAGTTTATCGAACGCGACGACAAATTTATTGAAATCTTACGAAACGGAATAAGCCTTATCGACGACTTCTGCAACGACTTTGTTTACAAGGAAAAAGACGAATGGACAACGTTCGATTTGATGCCACACGAGCAGGCAGCTGCGGAGGTGATGTTCAACTATCTTTCACAAATCAAAAAGATGGAGGAAGAGGTCGAAAAGCAGAAAGCTATCATGCTTGATCTGATGTTGAAGAACGGCGTTAAGTCGCTTAAAAGCGACGGATACACGCTTACTGTAGTTCCTGAAAGCATTCGATCGACGTTCGACAAATCGAAATTGCTGAAAGAACATCCTGAAATCAACGAAAGCGATTATCTCAAAACATCAATAGTTAAACCGTATCTTAAAATTACATTGAAATGAAAGCAAAAGAAATTACTCTTAACTTAACTCGGAATCTTGGAAATTATGAAACTGCACGAATGGCAGTTACATACGAAATTAACGAAGTAGACGATGTAGTCGACAGCTTCAAGTCGGCACAGCTCGAAATCAACGAAGCGTTCGACGCACTTTTTCCTTATTACAGTAGTAATTCGTTTAATACGTACATGGAAAAAATTAAGCAAGAAAATGAAATAAATGAACAGTATGAAGTAAAAAAGCAACAGCTTATGATCGACGACGACAAGTTTCTTAAGATCAAAAAGCGTATCATGAATGGTACGTTGACGATTGAAGATGTCGAGAAATATTATGAATTAGGAGATTATGAACGTGAAGTATTGGCTGAAATTCAAAAACTAAAAGAAGATGAAAACGAAAAATGAAAAAATTGTTGACGCAGCGTGCTGGATCGTAGTATCAGCTGCAGCGATCTATTTCATAACGAGAATAATCGTAGGACTGATAAACAAATTTGTGTTATGAGACAGACAAAGACAGAAAAAGCGATGCTGATCGTATCGATCGTAATAGCAATATTGCTGTTTGCTTTAGCGGTGATTGAAGTTATAAGTCTAAAATAATCAATTTTTAAAACAACAAATATTATGACAACAAAAAAACAAACAGAAACAACCATTGAAATACCGAAGGTTGAAATTTCAATGGTGAAGTTCAGAGTTAGAGGCATAACACCTCTAATCGTATCAAGGTTCAGTGAAAAAGCGAAACAAATGATGCTCGAAAAGCAGATGAAGAAGGCTTCGGCTGGCAAAGAAGCTAAAAACCCAGAAGAACAATACGAAAATTCTCTTTACAAGTTTGCCGACGGTAAGCGTACAGGATTTCCAGCAGTAGGGTTTAAAGCGGCAATGGTTCGTGGAGGTAAGCAACTCGGACTGACAATGACTGACTTGCGTGGTAGATTTCACGTTATGGCTGACGAAGGAGACTTGGTCGAGATACATGGAGAACCGCACCCGCGAGAAGATATGGTTCGACTTGCAACAGGTGTAGCTGATATTCGCTTCAGGGGAGAGTATTACGCAGGATGGGAGGCTGAATTAACTATTCAGTATTTCAAGAATGCGATTAGCGCAGAGCAGTTGGCGCAGTTATTGTCAATAGCAGGGTTCTCATGCGGTATCGGAGAATGGAGGCCTGAAAAGAGTAACTCTGGTTCTTTCGGACTATTTGAATTAGCTTAATATTTATGCAGCTAAGGTAGGGCAATGTGTGGTATTGTGATGTGTGGTACGGTTATATGTGGTACGGCAATGTGTGGTAATGTGATGTGTGATTAGGTAAGGCAGTTATGGTGGGTCAAGGTGCTGTAAGGTTGTATCTGGTAATGTACGGTTTTGTTATGCAGGTTTGGTATGGTAATGTCGCGTAGTGTAATGTCGGGTTTGGTTAGGTTTGGCAGATTAGGTTAGGTGTGGTCGTTGCGGTTTTATTGGGTTATGTTGGGTAAGGCAGTTGTGTTGTGGTACTGTACGATAAGGTTGGATTCGGTGTGATAGGGTTAGGTAAGGCAGGTAATTATTTATAAACAATTTAATTTTTAAAATTATGAATTACGAATTTACGATTAATAAATTTCCGGCAAAAGCGAATGATGTTGGAAAGTATTTTGAGAAGTTACACAAAGAATATGGAGAAATAAGTCCTGAAATTATCGTCGAAAAAGCGAAAGACGAAAAAAATATTTTGCATGACTATTTCGAATGGGATGACACGAAAGCTGCGCACAAGTATAGGCTTGAACAAGCAAGGGAAATTATTCGTTGCATTGTCGTTCAAACTGATAAAGGAGAAAAAACAAGGGCTGTCGTTTCTGTTTCGGTTAGTTATAATGAAAAGAGAAGTTATCAACCGTTGAATTTAGTTTTGAATAATGATTATGCGAAGTCTATGTTACTTGAACAAGCTAAGCGTGATGCGCAAATTTTTATTGCTAAATATCGCACTTTAACAGAATTAAATGGTATTATTTCTGAAATGGAAAAGATTGTAAATTTTGAAGTTATAAGTCTAAAATAATTAATTAATTAACAACTAAACGGCGGGGGCGGGCGTGGGCGCATAAGATTATGAAAATAAACAATGTAACAGGTTATTTTGATTGCAGGCAATTCAAGGCGAATACGCCGAAAAGCAATCGCGTGATGATCGAAAACGGAGGACGTATAACATTTACAGTGCCGTTTACTGATGAAGAGATAGAGGAATATCCTGAAATCAAGGAGTTTGCGAAAAAGTCGGAGAAGTCGGGATTGAATTACGTATCATTCAAGATTTTTCCGAAAGTGTGTAGGATGTACACGGCAGCTGCAAAGCAGATCGAATTTCCTGCTAACTCGGTGCTCGACGGAGGAAAATTCGAAGTAAATCTCGAATTTAACGTGAAACACGGTGTCGGGACAGAGTTGAACGGTTGCTACGTTAATGCCATTCAGGTTATTCGGAAAGCCGACAATCCGTTTGACGTTGTCGAAGGAGGCAACGATGACTGGATAAACAGTCCGCAGCAAGCCGATCCGTTCGACGTGAGCGACGATAAGCGTTCGAGTGGAGCAACTGTTCAGGACGAAAAGAAAGTGTCTAAAAACGGCTCTAAAGTGGCAAAAAACGATATCGACGAAAAAGTGGACGATTTGCCGTTCTGAAAATTAAGTAACCAGGCAGGCAGGAAAGTTGTCCTGCCTGCTAATTAAAAACAATTGAAAATATGAAAAAACAGGAATACATCGTAAGACTAACTCAAATCATCGATGAGTTTAACACGCTGAAATTGACAAAGAAGCAGATGGCAGAGAAAATGGCAGAACGTTACGGTGGAAACGTAAAATCTCATTATTGGAGAATAGCTAGGCTTAAAGATGGTGAACTTAACATCAGAAAATGAAAGCGAGTTATGAAAAACTATAAGTACGAATTGATGAAAGGATCGAAGCACATCGTTTGTCCGAAGTGCGGAAAGAAGACGTTCAAGCCTTTTGTAATAACAGGCACAAATGTAGTCGTTGACGCAGAACGTTACGGTAGATGCGAAAGGGTGAATTCGTGTGGTTACTTTTGTTATCCTTACGGAGACGACAAATACGATTACGAATATACACGACAAACACTGCAACCTAAACAAAAAATAACACATGATTTCGTCCCTGCAGAATTCGTCGAAAAAACGTTTTGCAGGTTCAAGGAGAATGTGTTCTTCATGTATTTGGTCGAGATGTTCGGAATGAATGAGGCGTACAGGCTTCAGGAATTGTATAACATCGGAACGGCAAAGAACGGAGGCACGATATTCTGGCAACAGGACAAAGAAGGAGATTTCAGGACAGGAAAGGTTATGTATTACAACAAAGACGGACATCGAAAGAAGGATCGTACAAGCTGGTATGTTCACAGCAAGGTGAAGGATAATTTCGTGCTGCAGCAAGTGTTCTTCGGCGAACATCTCGTAAATGAAGACAAGCCGATTGCACTTTGCGAGAGCGAGAAGACTGCTATAATGATGAGCGTATTCAGGCCAGAATTCATATGGATCGCGTCTGGAGGTAGTGAGATGCTTAACGATTATCGTCTCGATCGGTTACCGCGTCTCGACGTCGTATTTCCTGACAACGGACAGTTTAAGAAGTGGCAGAAAAAGACAGAAAGATACGAAGGAAGACAGATTGATACAAGCGTAGATCAGGCCGTGAAGGAAGGACGATTGAAAGCAGGGGCAGACATTCTCGATCTCGAATTGATCGAAAGAGAATTTGAAATGTATAAGGATAGTGTTATTAAATACGCGTAAAAAGTAAGATAATGAACAAAAATTCAAACATAAGCAAAAGCGGAAAGATCGTTATGCACCGAAAAAGCGGACGAATAGGTCGTACTTACGACAAAGATGAGCCGATTAACGGAAAGATACCTGTTTATTTCGAGACAATAGAAAAGAATGTTTACGAAGGTACAGCAACGTTATGCGACACGAATAATTTGATAGTTATCGGATTTATCGATTAAAAAGTTATAGTTATGAAAACAGAAAAAAATGCCAAAATAAAATGTCCGAAATGTGGACACGTGCAAAAGGCAAAAATAAGAAAAACATTTCCGTTTTACACATATATACACTATTGTAAAAAGTGTATGTATGTTATAACTGAAAGCGATTGGGATGAGATTAAAACTGTTAAATCATGAAAAAAAACATCGATTTCGAAAAATTGGGTGAAATAATGGATTGGGAACGCTTCGAAGGTGAGACATGGGAAGACGTGTTCATGCGAGAAGTTGGCGACACGACGGCGGTCCCTGACAACCTTATCATCGACGTTGTGCACGCAGGAGGGCTTGAGAAGTGGGCACGGTTGCAGAAGCACACAAGCGTTGAGGACTTGGCTGAAGACATTTCGCGTATAATGCGAAAAGCGATAAACAGTTCGATATTGACAGGAAAGAAAAAGGACACGTTCCCGGCGATTCGTAATTTCTCGGTTTACTGTAATCGCGTTAATTGCAAAGACGGCGGCGTTGACAACGAAGCGCAAAGGATCGCCAACGCAGCATGGTACGGAGCGCTGGCACAGATGCACCTGAAGGAGCGCACGGATAAGATGTTTGCAAATAAGCCAGATGATGTGCGTTTTAATGAAGCTGTCAAAAAAGTTAAGAGCGTGTGGGGCTTCAGCGATAACGACATAGATGCACTTCGATACTTTGTTTGCCAGACACGTCACGAAGGTCACAACCCATCGATGAACAAATCGATCTACCTGTGGGCAGAAGAAAAGCAAACAGGTAAGACGACAATAGCAAGGGCAATAGTATCGGTACTTAACGGAGAGGAAAACATGGACAACGCAGGCAAATATGAAAGCACGCTTGCGAAGGAAATGCAGTACAACGAACACGACATCCCACTTGCAGCGTCATGCAACGCGGTTATTCTGGATGAAAGCATGCCGAAGGACACGTCGAAGGCATACGGTCAGATAAAGCAGATGTTGACAAGCAACTCGTGTCAGTACAATCAGAAGTTTAAGGACGTGCGTACAATCTCTGCAAAGCGTTTCTATTTCTGCACGTCGAATGAGGACATAGCCGATTTTGTGCAGGACAAAAAAGAGCGTAGGTTCTATGCTATTCATTTGAATAATCAGCCTGTACAGTTGTCATTCGATGAAATTTACAAAATTTGGAAAGAGATCTGCGTGAATGCGACACCTCGAATGAACGATTGGCAGGCTTGGTATAACACGATCGATCACGTGAACGGGCTTGCAAGTGAGGAAATAAATTATCACATAAACCGTTTCCGAGATGATCCGATGATATTGCAAGTGATTAACAGCGCTGAAGGGACATACATTACTCCACCTGTGATAATTAAAGCGGCGATCGAAGGAAAACCTTCATTGAAAGAGAAAAAAGCGGTTGTCGGAGCTCTTGACAAATTAGTAGGTAAGCCTCCAGAAACGAGACGGTCGAAATATAAAAGAAAAGACTTGATAAACGCGATACTCGAATTGAAAAAAGGCGATGCTTTCGATGAGGACGACGATGAGAAAGACAACTCAATGAATGATTTACCGTTTTAAATTTGTAAGTTATGACAATTCACTACACGGCTACGTTCGAAGGATCGCAGTTGCGATTTCACGGAGAAGTTTCGTTTAAAGAGGCTTCTGAAGATGATGTTTCAGGAAATGAGGATCGAATTGTAAAATCATGCAAGCGAAAACTGATAACCGATTGCGAAAGATGGGGCATCGAGACGAAAGAGCTGAAATCGTTTGAATGTTACTACTTCGATAACTCTAAAGAAAATCGAATAATGAAATGGGAGAAAGAATGATGTTATACAGAGATAATTATCAGAATTTTAAGAGCTACAACATTCCTAAAGCGCAACTTATAATCGCTGATGTTCCTTATAATATCGGAATAAATGCTTACGGTAGTAATCCTAAATGGTACATAAACGGTGACAACAAAAACGGTGAAAGCGAATTGGCAGGTAAGCAGTTTTTCAATACGGATATAAATTTCAAACCAGCGGAGTTTATGCACTTTTGTTCTCAGATGTTGAAAAAAGAGCCGAAGGCAAGAAACGAAGCACCGTGCATGATACTGTTTTGTGCTTTCGATCAACAAATGTATTTCATTGAATTGGCTAAGAAATACGGACTGAATAATTACATAAATCTTGTTTTCAGAAAAAACTTCAGTGCACAGGTATTAAAAGCGAACATGCGCATAGTCGGAAATGCTGAATACGGACTTATTTTATATCGAGATAAATTGCCAAAATTCAGGAACAACGGTAAAATGATTTTTAACGTAATCGATTGGCCGAGAGACAACGAAAGCCCTAAAATTCATCCTACACAAAAGCCGATAAAATTGCTTGAATTTTTAATTGAAACGTTCACAGATGAAGGAGACGTTGTTATCGATCCTGTAGCAGGAAGCGGAAGCACTTTAGTAGCAGCAACAAATTTAAACAGAAAAGCATACGGCTTCGAGATTGACAAAGAAATTTATCCGAAGGCAAAAGCGTGGATAGAGCGAGAAATAATTAAAAAAAGAGAGATAAACGAAGTTGGTTATGCTAAAAGTGAGATAGAAAAAGATTATCCTATGTTAAATTTTGAATAACAAATAATTATGAAACTACGAGAATATCAACTTCGAACGATAAAATTCCTGCATGAACAACGAAACGCGATCCTTTCAGTCGGCATGGGGCTTGGCAAGACGGCTGCCGTGCTTCACTACATTGATGAGGTTAAGCCTGAAACTGTTCTTGTCGTTGCACCGAAGCGAGTGGCGACTACGGTGTGGAGACAGGAGGCTATAAATTGGGGATTGTCAGATGTTGCAGAAAAGATGGTCGTCGTTGACGGATCACCGAAGAAGCGTACAGCGTTGCTTGCTGACAAGTCGAAACCTTACAAGGTCATCGGTCGCGATAACATGAAAGATGTAGAATGTTATTGTTGTGATGTGCTTGTGCTTGACGAACTTACGTCTTTCAAAAATCACGACACAAAGCGAAGCAAAATTTGCTACGGAATAACTGCACGACAAAAGATCGGATTGACAGGCACATTTACAGGCGGAGATCTGACAGGTATCTGGGGGCAGGCGCACGCTGTAGGACTGTTTACCGATAAACGGCAAAATTTCTGGGCTTGGCGTGCTACGTTCTTTTATAATGTGATGGAAGGAAGCAAGCAACGATGGCAGAAATGGAAACTTCGAAAAGAATTTACGATCGATGACTTGTTGAAACAGATCAGAAAAAACATCTTCACGTTGGATTCTGCCGATTATCTCGAGATACCTGAAGTTTCGTATCATCTTCACAATGTAGAATTGACTGATCACGAAATGACGGAGTATATGCGCTTGAAGACGATGCTGCACATCGACATGGATGGAGTAATGTTCAGCGTGAAGGAGCAGGCGAAGTTTGCGAAACTACAGACGGTTGTAAATGGATTTCTGTATTATTCAGAAGGCACGGCTTTCAGGTCGAAGTACAGTACGAAGTTGGATGAGGTAGTAGAGTTTGTAGAACGTGCCGTCGGTGAGGGAGAACACGTGCTTTTATGGTACTCTTTCAGAGAAGAAGCTATTTGGTTAGCAGAAAAGTTAAAAAAGTTGGATATTCGATTTTGTTCTGTAAAAGATAAACGTTTCTTAGAGAAGTGGAATAATGATGAAATAGATGTTTTGATAAGCAATCCAGCATCGTTGGGACATGGACTAAATCTTCAACAAGGAGGACATATAGCTGTTTGGTCAAGCATAACGTATAGCTTGGAATTGTGGCTACAAGCAAATGCGAGACTTGCGCGACAAGGGCAAACAAAACCTGTCCAGATACACGTTTTCTCGGCTGTCGGAACGATCGAAGTCGATCAATACAGATCGCTTATGACGAAGAATAAGATTGAGCAGGAATTTTTAGAACTTACAAAATAGTTATAATCATGAAACGCGACGAATACGAATTGGAACAGCGTTGCTGCGTTTATGCACGCAGTCACGGAATTGCTGCGGTGAAGCTGGAAGGCCAGGAAGGAATACCTGACAGGTTGTTTATCGGAAAAGGAGGAAGGTGTTTGTTTGTCGAGTTTAAGAAGCCGAAGGGCGGAATTGTATCGAAGGAACAAAAATTCTGGCTTGAATTTCTCGGCGAAAGTGGGATGACATGTAACAACTTCGACGACTTTGTCGAGGCGATAAAAGAATTTTTTAAAAAGTAAATTGTGTGCGAAAATATTTGCACATTGTTTTACTAAATAGATAACTTTTAAAACAGAAATAATTATGAAAACAAAAATTCAAATTAAAACAGTATTCGAAAAAATAATTTTCGAACACGAAAGCGAAAACAACACAATTATAGAAACTGTAAATGAGTATATCATACAGGAATTGGAAAAAGGGCTTCTCTATGCCGATTTGCGCTATGCCGATTTGCGCTATGCCGATTTGCGCTCTGCCGATTTGAGCAATGCAGATTTGAGCAATGCCGATTTGAGCAATGCCGATTTGCGCTTTGCCGATTTGCGCTTTGTCGATTTGAGCTCTGCCGATTTGCGCTATGCCGATTTGCGCTTTGCCAATTTGCGCTCTGCCGATTTGAGCTCTGCCAATTTGAGCTCTGCCGATTTGCGCTCTGCCGATTTGAGCAATGCCAATTTGAGCTCTGCCAATTTGAGCTCTGCCGATTTGCGCTCTGCCAATTTGAGCTCTGCCAATTTGAGCAATGCCAATTTGAGCTCTACCAATTTGAGCTCTGCCGATTTGCGCTATTTAAAACATAATGAATGCACTGGTTTTCTATTACCTCAATGTCCATCCGAAGGCTCATTTATATCGTGGAAAAAAGCAGGTGGGAAAATAGTGAAATTACTCGTAACGGATGACGCTAAGCGCAGTTCAGCCACGACATTAAAATGTCGATGTTCGAAAGCTAAAGTACTCGGAATAGAGAATTTAGACGGAACAGATAGCGGTTTAACCGAAATAAAATCAAATCACGATGATAACTTCATCTATCGGGTTGGCGAAATTGTAGAAGTGGATAATTTCGATGAAGACAGGTTTAATGAATGTTCAACCGGAATTCACTTTTTTATTGCAAGAGAATCAGCGGTTGCTTATTAGTAATCCGAAAATGAAAATTGCGAAATGAATGATAATAAGATAAACGCAGATTACGACTTCGGACTGTTTTATGACAACGACGATCTGTGGTTGAAAGAGAAGGATAACGTGTTTACTAAATCAGAACAATAAAAAAAATATACAGTTATGGAAACAGTAGAAATTGTAGTACTTATTCTTTTGGCAGCATGGTCAGTATTGATGATCATCGCAGGCTGGAATAATCACGGAAAGAAACGTAATAAGTAATTTTTAAAGACATGGAAAAAATATATACGGTTAACAGCGTTTCTGGTGGAAAAACATCTGCGTATATAGCTGCTAATTATAAGGCTGATTTTAACGTTTTTTCGCTTGTAAGAACAAATGATCCGAGTTGCATGTTTCCTGATCCTAAATTACGTCAAATGGTTAGCGATAAGCTCGGAGGGGTAGAATTTATAGGCACGCTTGAGGATGATATGATAATATACACCATGTTTGACTTGGAGCAATTTATAGGACAAGAGATTCAATGGGTAACAGGTAAAACGTTCGACGAAATAATAGATAAGGGCAATGGTAAAAAATATTTACCAAATATAATGCAAAGATTCTGTACATCTGAATTAAAGATAAGACCTTTATTCAATTGGTGGCAATCAAATTTTACAGAACCAATAGAGGTTAGAATAGGTTATAGAGCAAATGAATTGAATCGTAAGATTAACATGCAAAGTAGATTAAACAAAGACGGTATATTGACATTTAAAATTGTTGTTGGAAAAAGAGGTACAAGAAATAAGTGGGATGATATTGCTTGGGAGATACCGTCGTTTCCGCTTATAGACGATAATATATTCAAGGATCACATAGAGGAATATTGGAAAGATAAACCTGTCAGATTTGCATACATGAATAATTGTATTGGATGCTTTCACAGGAATGAGGCGCTATTGAAGCTGATGAGCCAAAAATTTCCGAATAAATTCGATTGGTTTGTACGTCAGGAACAATCAGGTTATAAATCACGAACGTTCAAAAATGGAATTACTTACGCTAAAATAAGAGATTATCCTGGCATGGAATCATTGAATTTTGATGATTTCAATGAGTGTGATAGTGGTTATTGCGGATTATAACAACAATTAAATACAAAACAAAATGGAAAGATTAATGAATTTGACACAGGATGAGATGCTTGCTTTCGTGCAGGCTGAAGTGAAGGAATCGGATATCGAAAAGATGATGACAACGCATACAATCATTCAGAAATTCGGAAAGAAGTATGTTGTTTGCAAGTGCACTCGGCCGCTCGGTTATAAAGCAGATTTTTTGAATTCAGGTATGGCGCTGACAGGTATTTTGCTCGAAGGCGAAAGTTTGCGCGACTTCATCGAGTATCGGTTGAGGATGAGAAATGTTTGGAAAATAAGAAGTCGAAGAAGGCATAATTGACAAGAAAAAGTACTGTAATGTTACAAGACAATTAGATGATCACATAATACGAACAAATGTTTAACAAAAGTATAAATATGTAAAAATGATGTGCTATTTAGTTAAAATCTTTCGATTTTGTTAAAATCGTTTTTCGGTCGTTTTTCGTTTCAAGTAGCGGTGTGCAAATTTTTTTGATTTTTGCTCGCCGCTTCGATTTTTTATTTAATCGTTTATGTTTCAGGTTATTAAGTGAGTTGAAAAATAAAAAAGTAAAATTTTGCTCCGAATTTTTACTGAAAATTTTATTTGAGTAATTATTTGAGTTTCAAGGATTAATGAGTAAAAAATAAAAAATAAATTACTTATATAGAATATATAAATATAAATATAATAGTACTGTATATGCTCTATATATAGTTTTTAAAACAACTGCTTATTTTATATTTTTCGCTGAAACGTAATACAGGAGCGGCTTTGAGGCGATAAGCAAAAAAATGTAAATTTATTTTCTGCATTTTGGCTTGTTTACAATCGAATTTCTGATCAATTTCCAGGAATTTTGAAAAATATTTCTGTTTTCGAGAACAACGTATGAAAAAATTACACTATATTTGGCGCGATGATAAAAATTCAGTATGAAAGTATCGGAATTAAAACCGCTTGAAAAGAACCCGTTCAAATCGGTCGGCGATGAGCAAATAAAGAAGATTGCAAAATCGATACAGGAATTTGAACGCATGATGGAAATTCGTCGGATCGTTATCGACGAAGATAACAATATTCTCGGAGGAAATAAACGGTACTTCGCACTGAAAAAACTCGGATACAAAGAAATACCTGATGCGTGGATCGAAAAAGTTGAAGGATTGACTGAAGAACAAAAGAAAGAATTCATCGTAAAAGATAATGCACATTGGGGAAGCGAATGGGATTACGAGTTATTGTCAGAATGGAACGTTGATCTTGAATCGTGGGGAGTGCCTATTGAAAGTAAATCGGAAACAGAAAGATTAAGCGAATTGAAGTTTGCAAGTATTTATTACGAACCTACTGAAAAGCCGAATATAAAATTGATCGATTGTATTGACACTGAAAAATTCGATGCTAAGATAAAAGTTATCGAAGAATCAGATTTAAGCGATGAAAAGAAAGAAGTATTGAAAATGTTTGCATATCGATTTCTTAAGATTGATTTCGAAAATGTTGCAAATTACTACTATTTCAATGCTGACGAAAAAGAAAAGCGAGTTATTGAGAGATTACGATTAGTGCTTTGCGATGAAGGATTGCAAGGATTTCTCGAAGATGATATTTTAAGAGCACATAGCAAATTGGAAGGATGGAAAATAGAAGATGATGAAAACTAAAATGATTGACATATTTATTCCGTCGTATCACAGAGCTAAAAATTTGAAGACTGTGAAATATTTCGTTAAGATTGGCTGGAACGTAAAAAATATACATGTGTTTATCGATGATGAAGCAGAAGATAGATCTGAATACGAAGCATTGGCACAAGAAATTGGATTTAATCTTTTCGTTTTTGATATGAATGAAGCAAGGCAAAGATATGATTATGTGCATAGAGCAAGTATTTCGAGACGTTCAGCTGGACAGGCACGAAATATGTTTTATGATTATGCAAAAAAAATGGGAATAGAGTTTTATTTAGTGCAAGATGATGATACGATATCGTATCAGATAAAACGATTTGGGCGATATGTTCGGTTAGCTACTCTTGATGATGTTTTGGTTACATTTAATAATGTGAAGGAATTGATGTATAAAAGGCATATTGGTTGTTTCGGAATAAGTCAAACAGGGGATTTTATCGGAGGAGTAGATAATAAATTGCTTCGAAATAAAGTAATGAATACTACGTTTATTTTGACAAAATATATCTATCGAGGAGAACGAGGAGTACAGGATGATGACACAAGTCAATTTGTAGGAATAATGAACGAAGGATTATTTACAGGAAGTTACGGAGATGGATTAGTTTTAAATCAAACTGTTTCTGCTGTATCGAAAGGAGGGTTAACTGATTTATATAATGAGTGCAAATTGTTGAATAAGGCGCTTATTGCACCGATACAGTTTCCGAGTGCTATTTATGCAGAAAAACAGGTAAAAAACGGCGGCAGGTTACATCATCACATACAACGACGATATTTGTATCCGATGATATTAAAAGGAGTTGGAAAAGATAACATAGCTTGGGACACGTATCCTGAAGATTATCCATTTACAAATGAACCAAAACGAAAAGACTATGGCACTATACGATAAACAGGAATTGGTTAAGATGGCAGAGGAAGCTATAAAGCGAAACAATTTGTTTTTCGTACACGATATTGTCGCTTGGCTTCCTTGTAGCAATTCTACTTTTTACGAACTATTCCCAGATGGCTCGGACGAATTGGACTACCTAAAGAGATTGTTGAATGAGAACAAGATACGCACGAAGTCGGCTATCAGATCGAAGTTATTCAAATCGGACAAGGCAGGCGAGTTATTGGCGTTGTATCGTTTGATATGTACACCTGATGAGAGAAGGATGCTAAATCAGCAATACATCGAGATGAACACGAACGACAAAGGATTGACAGTTAATTTCATAGACAGGTCAAAAGACGACGACAAATGAACATCGAGACAGGGACAATGTTTAAGATGACAAAGAAAGCCTTTGAAGACGAAAAGAAGATCGTTATTTTGAAAGGCGGTACAGGGTCAGGCAAGACGTTCGACGTCATGCTGTTTCTGTTATATATTGCTTTGAAGTTGAAGGATCAGGTGATAACTGTTGTCTCTGAATCGAGGCCTCATCTCGACATCGGGGCTATACGTATATTGGAAGGAATTTGTAAGAAGATCGGATTGTGGACAAAAGACAATTGGAACATAACTACGGCTCGATGGACAGCACCGACAGGCAGCATTATCGAGTTTTTCTCTGCTGACAGGATCGACAAGGCACTCGGAGCACGTCGAGATTGGTTGTTCGGTAATGAAATAAATTCACTGAAGAAGGACGTTTGGGATGAATTGGCACGAAGGTCGGAGAATGTTATCGGAGACTTCAATCCGACATCGCAGTTTTGGCTTGAGGATTGGCTTATGAATTACAACGACACGATTGTAATTAAATCGAACTATCTCGATAATCCCTTCCTGCCTGAAACAGAAAAAAACAGGATCGCAACAAGGGCTAAGAGAGACAAGAATTTCAAACGAATACACATCGATTGCGAGTACGGAATAAGCGAAGGCGTCATATTCAGTAATTGGCAGCAAATCGATGTTATGCCTGAATGCGATGGAGTTTATGGGCTGGATTATGGTTTCTCGAATGATCCGACTGCGCTTGTAAAAGTTATCGAAACACATGAAGCGTTTTATATTGACGAACTGATTTACAGGACAGGACTATTAAACCGCGACATTGTAAGATTGATGGAGCAATTAGGAATAAGAAAAGATTACGACGAAATAATTGCTGACAGTGCAGAACCTAAAAGCATACAGGAGTTGCACAATGCTGGTTTCAATGTGAAGCCAGCGAAGAAGGGGGCTGACAGCATACGGGCAGGGATCGACAAGTTGCAAAGCAAACCGATTTACGTTACGAAGCGAAGCACAAATTTGATTAAAGAGTTTCGCAACTATTGCTGGGCGGTTGACAAAGACGGAAAGCCGACGAACAAGCCGATTGACGCTTATAATCACGGAGTTGACGCATTCCGATATGCTATTTCTCCAGAACACAATTTCAAATTTGCTATAAAATAAAATCGATGGGACTGTTTACAAGAAAGAAAAAGACGGATAACGTTAAGAAGTTGCAAACGTTTTATGCTTCAATGATCGGGAGCAATCCTGTCGTTTGGTACAGTTACAACGCTGAAGACTTCGTGAAGAACGGTTACACATCGAACGCCGAAATTTATAGCATTGTGAAGAAGATCATCGACAAGGCCAACATTGCAACACCTTACCTTTATGTTGATAAACAAGGAGTTAAGTCGAAACGATATTTGACAACGAAAGGATCGAGAGACACGGCCTTCGGTGCTGCCGAACATCGGCTTGAAATACACAAAGCACTTGATTACGCACCTGACAACTTGGATTTGTCGATGTTATTAAAGAAGCCGAACGACGAACAAACATGGAGGGAGTTTATCACGCTGGTAAGAATTTTTTATTTCGTACAAGGCGAAGCGTTCATTTACAGAGAAGCTGGCGACGACAATTGTGCATTGTCGCTTCATGTTATACCGTCGCACCTGATGAACATGCACATCGATAACGGAAAATTGGTAGGCTGGAGGATGAACCTGCTTAATGGACAGTTTCGCGATTTTCTCGGAGATGACATGAACGACATCCTTCACATGAAGATGACAAATCCGTTGTTCGACGCAAAATACAGTCAGTTTCGAGGATTGTCTCCTTTGTTGGCAGGTTTGAAATATTTGAAGTTAGACGACACGGCAATCGAGAGTTGGGTAAAGTCAGTTGAGAATGAAGGAGCGAAAGGACTGATTTCGCCTAACCATCCGAACCCTGAATTGTGGCTTACTCCTGAACAGGTTGACAAGACGCAGGCTACTGTCGAAACTAAAATACACGGATCGGATAACAGAAATAAGATCGTTGTAAGTGCAATGCCGCTTCAGTACACACATATAGGTTTGTCTCCAGATGCGTTGAACATCATACAGGGATTGGATCATGCAGGTTACAAGTTATGCGATTTGTGGGGAGTTCCAGCGACGTTATTCGACCCGAATCCGACGTATCAGAACATGAAAGCTGCGAGTGAGCGTTTCGTTAAGGAAGTTATATTGCCTTACTTGTCTTCAGAAGAAGACAAGATTAACAGCTGGCTTGTTGAACCTTTCAAAATACGCGACAAAAAAAATTACGTTATCGATTACGATCTTTCGTCTTATGAAGAATTAAGACTTACAGCTGATCAAACAGATGCCTATTTGAAAACTCACACGATAAATGAAGTACGTGTGATGTTGGGAAGCGATGAGCTTGAAGAAGAATATGCTAATCAGGTATTTGTGCAGCAGGGGCTTGTACCACTTTCGGATTACAGTGTTGACAATATACAGATTTAGAAGATGAGACTGACACGTTACATACAGATCGAGAGCCGCAGGCAGACAACTTATGAAAGGTTGTTTGCCAGAGAGGTTTTGAAAGCGTTCAAAAAGAATGCCGAGATGTGGATCGATTTCAACATTGTAGGTAATGCGGTTGGAGAAGCGCTTGAAAAGGTTTATCGAGTTACGTTGCAGGATTACTTGTCGAGACAATGGGAGCAATTGGACGGAAACGTTATTCAGAAGAAGGAAAGATTTTTCATGCCTGCATGGTCTCGATGGATCGAAAACTACATATTGGCTACATTGGTAAACAAAGTCGTAGGAATAGACGACACAACACGAGAGCTTCTGATGCAGGAAACGATAGCAAGCACGTCGATAGGTGAAAGCAGATCAGAATTTTCAAAGCGCATAAGAAACGTGATGGGAGGTGCTGCTGGCAAAAGAAGGGCGAGAGTTATCGCGAGAACGGAGGCTGGTAACGCTATAAACATAGCAAAAGCGAAGTCGGCCGAAGATTGGGCAGCGCAAACCGACATACCGATCGGAAAGCTCTGGATACATCGCGGTGCGAAAGATCCGCGCGATTGGCACGTTGCGATGGATACAGGTGTTGAGATACCGAAAGATGAACCGTTCATCGTTACCGATCCGAACACAGGGATCACTGACAGAATGATGTACCCGCACGATCCGTCGGCTTCAGCAGGCAACGTGATCAATTGCGGTTGTCAGGTTATTTATGTACGATTAAAAACAGAACAAGATGGAAGAAATAATTTTTAAGAACCTTTCAGAATTTCGAGATATCGATGAGCAAACAGGTATCATCAAAGGTTACGCGAATGTGTATAACGTTAAGGACAGCGACGGAGACATTTCGTTGCCTGGATCGTTCTCGAAGACGGTCGCAGAACGTGCGAAAAAGATAAAGATATTCAAAAACCATACTCCTCAACTTGTCGGCGTGCCGATGGAGCTTGATATAGCTGATACGTATGGCCTCGGATTGACGGCAAAGATGTTAATGGATACCGATGCTGGCCGAGACACGTTTCATGAAGTGAAGTTTCTGCATGAAAACGGTTTCGAGAGCGGGATGAGTATTGGCGGATGGGTTATAAAACGAAATGCGAAGAACAAAGCGGAAGTGGTCGAATACAGGCTGAAAGAAATATCGGTACTTACAACTGAAGAACCTGCAAATCAACTTTCGCTTGTAAGCGCGGTTAAGGCCGTGAAAGAATTGACCGAACCGACACAAGAAGAATTTTGGAGTATCATCGAAAAAGCTTACAACGTAAGATTTTCCGATAACATACTTAAATCGTTAGAACAATTTTTGACACTCAAGGAAAAAGAGCCTGATCAGCTTGATGCTGACACAACTCAAGCCGTTGAGCCGTTAATTACAAATATTTATGAGTTATTTATTTAAAACAAAAAAACAATGGAAAATAAAGAAAAAGAACAAGCTGAATTGCTTGAGAAACAAAAAGCTGAAGCGCTGGAAAACGTTAAGAAAACAGCCGAAGCGGCAGCGAAGATGACAGTCGAAGAAGCTATGAAAGCCGTTTCAGAAAAGATGGAAGAGATCGCAGGAAAGGTCGGCAAATCGGTAACCGAAGACGACTTCAAAAAAGAGATTGCCGAATTGCAGGCTCGCGTTAAACAGATCAAGCAAACCACTTCTGAAGAGAAGACGGCAAAGAGCATTAAAGACGCGATTGCAGATGCGCTTGTCGAAGGGGCTGAAAAGCTGAAAAACCTCAGAGGTGAAGAAAAGCTTGTCATGAAAGCGGTAACCGATGCAAGCTGGGCAGCTGGAGCACTTGCACGTCAGACAACTAATGTAAGACGTGACCTCTACATGTCACCTTATTCGCCGATATATTTAAGGAATATTTTCCCAAATGTATCAACTGAAAGTGCATCAATCGTTATTCCACAGGTGCAAGCCGTTACTGGAGCAGTAGCTGTTTATAACCGTTTCACAGAAGCCACAGGCTTAACAGAGCAGGAGAAAGCCGAAGTTACGCCGACTTACAAGGATGTGCAGGTTGATGTTAAGTGGTTAGCAGGTTTTACAACCGTTAACCGTGAGTTGTTGCTTAACGTAAACTATTTGCAGTCAAGCATTGCAAACACTTTACTCTACTCCGCAAACGGACTATTTGCCGCAGAAAATGCTATGATAGCAGCTTATTTGGCAGCCAACGCTCCAGCTTATGCAGGCGCAGCAGCTGCAGGAGTTGAAAAGCTGATTGATGCAGCATTTAATACGCTGCTTGGAAACTACATGGTGCCGACTCACATTTTGATTAATCAGGCTGACTATTTGACTTACATAAGGTTCAACAAGGCAGTAGGTTCTGGCGAATATGATTTGCCGAATGATATGTTGAGAGGTTTCACAGGCACAGGGCTCGAAACGGCAGTGCAGATTGTTCCCGTTCCGTCTCTTGTAGCAGGAACAGCCTATGTTGTGGCGGCAAACGAATTCGAGTTCATTAACCGTTTGAATCCTGAACTGGAGGTTGCAACACAGCACGATACGAATTTCACATACAATAAGGTTACATTCAGAGTTGAGGAGATGGTCGGGTTCATCGCCAAAAATCTCAATGCGATGGTTAAGGTTACATTTTAGTGATTAATCAAGTGAGCGGGTGAAACATACCGCTCACTTTAAAAATTAAAAAACTATGGCAAAGACAAAATATAATGTAATAGTGTACCACGACACTGCAGCCAATTGGGCTACCGATACTAAAATATACGGTGAAAACATCTTCATGTATGCTACCGACACTGGTGTAATGAAGAAGGGTGATGGAGTTAAGGCATACAAAGATTTAGGTTCGATTGGAAGCGTAGCTACGTGGGGAGTAATCACAAATCAGCCAGCTGTTATTGCAGCAGGAGCGGATAAGGCGGCTGCACGCACAGCTATTGATGCAGCTGATGTAGCACACGACCACGCAGTAGTGGCGGACGTTGATTCAGGTTTAGCAGAAGCAGCCAATATACAGGCTTTGGCGATAGCACTTTCCGCCAGAATAAAGGCACACGACCACGCAGTAGTGGCGGACGTTGATTCAGGTTTAGCAGCCGCCGCCAATATACAGGCGTTGGCGATTGCACTTTCGACACGGATAAAAACACTTGAAGATGCACCTTAATGTTTAATAGTGAGCGGGCAACCGCTCACATTAATACTCAATAAAAATGAAGGTATTGGTAAAACATTTGAATACGATAGTAGATGTATCTGAAAGCAAAGCGAAAAGATGGGTAGCTGCTGGATATGCAGAATATGCAGATGCTGACAAGAAAGACAAACAAGTAAAACGAAGTAGAAAATGATAACACTCGATGACGTTAAGGAAGCGCTGCATATAGACTTCACAGATCAGGACAGTTATTTGCAGTCGTTGCTTGACGCTGCGATCGACAAAGCGCTTCGAGTGTCAGGAATAAGCGCTACGATAACGGTAGTTGATGAGTTTGGCGTTGAAACAGTAATTGAAAACCCTGAAGCCTCATCGGCAGAGTTTCTGAACGCGATACTTGAAGACGTTGCTTCGATGTATCAGTCGCGTGGCGATGTTCAATCAGGAAGCGAAAGCTCGATGGCAACTTACAGAAGACATTCGACGAAACCTATCTTTTAAATTTCAAAGACATGAAAATTGGACGATACGATCAACAAATTGAGTTCTGGAGCGAAGGAATGGTAAGCGACGGATACGGCGGTTACACACCTAAGCCGTTATTGGAATTGAAGACGTGGGCACGTATCGAACAATTAAAAGTATCGGCGAACATTGAACAGGCGCAAATGCAGTTGCCGACGGTTTATCGAGTAGGTGTCATGTTAAGAGCTGGCTTCATGCCGTCAGTGCAGCACATCGTGAAGTGGAGAGAGAAAAATTATCGGATCATAAACGCTCCAATCGTCGAAAACGTAAGATACGGAAAAGAATTGGTGTTCGACATAACGGCTAAAGATTAGAGAGATGGGAAAGGTGATCAATACGACATCGGATAACTTGAAGAAGTACAAAGCGGATCAAATCAGGAAGATGCGAGAGCTTGTCGTAGATACGGTAACAACGATCGAGATTGAGGCAACAAGGAAAGCACCGGTCGGCGAGGATGGCGACATATTCATTAACATCGACAAGCGTTTTACAAACAACGACATGACAGGTGAAGTCGGAGTTATGGGTGAAAACAATTTGGCCGCTTACTTCGAATTTGGTACAGGGTTATCGGCACGTGAAATACTTGCACCTTATCCTGAATGGATCAGAGATATTGCTTGGAAATTTTACATAAACGGATTAGGTACTTTGAAAGGGAAACCGTATCTTTATCCGTCGGTTTTAAAGAACACGGAGATTTTCAACAAGAAGCTGGACGAAATCGTGAAAGAAAAAACGAAAGACAATGGATAGAGCAACAGAAATACGAGGTAAGGTCATTACAGCGCTTTCAACACTGAAATACGGTTCTGTTTCGATACCTGTTTTCGATGAGGTAGTTAATCCTAATATTTCGTTACCGAGTGTCGATGGATCAATAGCTACTTATGTCGTTATTCAGGATCAGCAAGAAGAATTGAACGCAGTTCAAACAGTCGATGCACCGCGCTTCAATCTTAACATGACAATAAGAGTTGTAACGAAATGGGGAACTGTCGGGAAAAAGAAGCTTTGCGAGGACATCGGAGATACGATCATAAATTTGTTGCGTGACGACAGGGGTGCTTCAAGGATCGATGGTATTGACAAGGTATTGCTGGTAACAGCTCAATCAATCGCTGAAACGACAATAAACAATATAGCATTTAGTAAAATAATAATTTTGAACTTTATAAAAAATGGCTAACAATTATCAACCAGGATGGAAGTTGGCACGGTTGGCAGTGTGGGATGCTACCGCTACCGATTATGTGCCTATTGCGTGTATCACTTCGAGAAGTGAAAGCAACGCTTCTAATGTGATGGAAAAGACAAACGCTTGTACACAAGGCAAGACGGTTAAGACGATAACAAGTATAACGAGAACGGTAAGCGTGTCAGGCGAAGTTGTTACAGATAACAACGTTAATTCGCTTGACGACTTGCGCGATTTGCAAGATAGCTTAACGGCGCACGATTTCAAGGTTTACAGAACGTCAGGAGTTGATGGAGCTACCGAAACGGCTTGGTATTTCTCGGCAACAATTTCAAACTTGAATGCCGACTATCCTACGGGCGAAGGCGAAAGCGCTACATTCACGATGGACTTGAACATCGAAGGCGAATATTCAAACGTTAAACCAACACATTAAAAACTAAACAATTATGCCAAATTATAAACCAGGATGGGAAGGAGCTCGGTTGGCTTACAAGTCAGGAGCTTTATATATACCCGTAGCGTGCATTACTTCACGTAGTGAGAGCAACGCGACGAATTACAACGAAAAAGTAAACGTGTGCACTGAAGGGAAGGTGGTTCGAAAGCCGACAAGCATAAGCAGAACGGTAAGCGTGTCAGGCGAAGTAGTAGATGCTGGATCGTTGAACGAATTGCGTGTTTTGCAGGACAGCAAAACGGAGCAAACATTCAGAATTTACGATAGTTCTGGAACTGCGAAGTATTTCAAGGCTAACGTTATGAACCTCAACGGAGACTATCCGACGGGAGAAGGCGAAACTGCAACGTTCACGATGGACTTGGAATTGACAAGCGAGTATCAATCGAGTGATGTTTTCGCATAACGATTAAACTTTTAAATATGTACGCAACTCAAATAAATGTAAATGGCAAAACGATACCGATCCGATTCGGAGCTTACGTTCTCAAGAAGATTGCCGATGATGGTATTCGATTGCAGGACTTGTCGGATCACATAGCCAACAATCCTGCCGACATAATACCGAAGATTATCTACTACGGTGCGATAAACGCTTCTGAAGAACGTAGAGGTGATAACGTTTCATTGAATGACATTTACGATTGGCTTGACGAGATCGAAGGCGGATTGTTCGGCGATGAGGCTTCAAAGGTGATCGATTTGTTCACGCAGCAAATGTCGGATAGCGTCCCAAAAAACTTGAAGGCGGGGAAAGCGTCCCCGCAGAAAAAAGCGAACGGCTAAGTGCGGCTGAAGAATTCACGATAAATCATCTTTCGTTTGCTCTCGGAGAATTAGGACTTCGGATGGATGAATTCTACGACATGGCATGGTGTGAGTACTTGATAAAATGTTACGCTTGGGCAAGGATGGAAAAAGAGAAGTGGAGACATACGCGCATGATCGCTTATGAAGCACGTATAGGAAGTCATCTTGATCCGAAAAGCCTGCCGAGAACGATTGAGCAGTACATGCCGATTGACGGAAAGAGGACAGTAAGTCGAGTGCCGCGATCAGAGATCGAAGCACTTAAACGCGAAAGGGAACAAATACTAAACAAGAACAAACAATGAGTTTCACAGCGATAATAACAGCGGACGCGAAAGGCTTTGAAAAAGCGATCGATCAGGCACAAGCGAAGATCGACGGACTTGAGAAGACGGTCGGTCAACGGCTTTCGTCAATCGGAGACAAATTTACGGATATAGGTCGAAAGGCTTCTGTTTTGTCGGCCGCGATCGTAGCCGCTGGAGGTGCTTCATTTAAGATGGCTGCAGATTTTCAGGATGCTTTGGGTGCGACGGATCAGATTTTCAAGGGTGCATCGGATACTGTTAACGACTGGGCAAAAAACCTATCTTCGGATTTTGGAATAGCGAAAGAGGAAGCATTGAAGTATTCCAATTTGATGGGGTCAATGTTAATAAACATCGGGCAACTAACAGAAGAGCAGGCAGCGAAACAATCCGCAAAGCTTATCGAGTTGGCAGGAGACCTTACTGCCATGTACGGAGGCACGACACAGGATGCCGTGAGAGCGTTAACAGGCGCGTTGAAGGGTAACAACACGATGCTGGATAACTATGGAATGGCCGTAAACGATGCGCTGGTAAAGACACGTGCGCTTGAATTAGGACTTATAGCGCAAGGCGAGGAAATGACGCTTGCAGCAAGGCAGGCAGCTACGTTATCGTTGATCTGGGAGCAATCGGCAGCGGCACAAGGACAGGCTGCGCGTGAAGCCGAAGGAGCGAGTGGATCGATGCGTGCGCTTCAGGTTGAGGTTAAGAATTTGGCTACGTCGTTCGGTGAGATACTATTGCCTATAATAACTCCTATCATTTCAGGTATTGCCGACATGGTTAACAAGATCGGATCGTTATCACCTGAATTGCAAAAGACGATCGTCGTTATCGGAGGGGTTGCTGCGGCAATTGGTCCGCTGATGTTGGGACTTGGCAGCTTGCTGAAATTAGCACCGCTTATCGGAATTGCATTCACTGCGATGACAGGGCCGATTGGCATTGCTGTGGCTGCGATAGCGGGTGCGACTGCGCTGATAGTCGCTAATTGGGATGCAATAAAAGAATACTTCACGTCGGGAGATGGAGCAAAAGTGTTCGAGACGATAAAATCGATGGCGGTAGCTATTAAAGATGATGTCGTTACTGCGTTTAATGCGATAAAAACAGCGGTAAAAACGATTTGGAATGCTATCGGTGATGATATAATAAATATATTTGGTAATGCGTTGAGAATTGTAATGGCTGCATTGGAAGTGTTTGTAAACACATTTAAGAATGTAGCGCAGATACTTCACGGAATATTCACGCTTGATTTTAAACAGGCGCTTGAAGGGTTGAAAAACCTGTTTAATGATATTTTTAACGGTATAAAAAAAATAGTTTTTAGTACAATTTCGGCTATATCGTCGGCGTTGGCTGGCGTGTTTGACTTCATCGGACTTGACAAGTGGGCGGAAGGATTAAGGTCGTTTTCAGACAAATTGAGTCCGTCGATTGAAAAAGTAAGAGAAGAAACGGAAAAGGCAACCGAAGCGGCTACCGAAGCGGCTACCGTTATTGAGGAAGTATCAGATAGAGAAGTTACGGCGGTTAGTACTGCGTCGGAAAAAGTCGTATCTGCAACGACTGCCGTAAGCGACACGTTCACGAAGCTTATAGGCACTAATTTGTCGTTGCAGGATTCGATAAGAAAAACATCTGACACAATCGATGAGCTGCAAAGTAAATTGATAAAGCTGCAAACAGGGATTATTTCATCTACAAACGTTCGCGATGAGATTAAAACAACACAGCAACAAATCAACGATCTTTCTGAAGCTTTGAATTTGTTGACAGGCGGTAGAGAGATAAATATAGATGTAAAATTAAAAACAGATATAGGTGGAGATGCACAAGATTTCGAAGATCGTTTTTTAACAATTGCAGATAAAGTAAAAAAGGCAACTGCTGCAGCACAGACTAATCTTAC